TGGGCCTTTGCCCATGCAGAGTGTTATTATTTAGTTGATGAATAGCCATTTGGCTTTTTTGGAGTATATTTACTTCTTGAAGGCCATTCGGCCTTCATGAGAGTGATTACACTCCAATCAAACAGTTCATCCCTGAATGATACAGTGATTTGATCTAGCTCATTTAACTGATCAACAAACCCTTTTTGTTTTATATGTTTTTTAGTGGATTGGAGAAATCCGTTCCAATCATTATAAAAGTCTTATAATGACTATAAACTTAAAAATCAAATAAAAATTTGTGAGTTGTTTAATATCCTAAACGATGGTATCTTAATTATATTTCAGTCCGGTTGAAATATATTAAGGAGTCCATGTCCTAGGATATTAATCCTAGGGAAAATCAAGCTATCGATTTTAAATGTAGCCACCCGTCTTAACTGATCAATCTGAGCGGGTTATTAATCAGATAGAACTAGACCTAATTAAGGCAGTTTTTGCGTTACACATTAGCGCTGGATTAATCTTTAAAATCCTAAATTTGTTTTCAAGGAAAAGTCGTGAACCTGAAATGTCTTCGGACCACGCAAACTGCACCATGAGTAATTTTTCTTTTTGTGAACTGAACTTTTCGAATTGTAAGGGATCCAGTGAAGACAACACTGCAAAAAATAACATTCCTTCTGTATGTTGTACATCGAATGACTGCGAACAGCATGAAAAGTATGTATTACCTCTGCAGAACTCTTTCTTTGGAGATGTAGGATCAAAGAACGTATGTATCACGAAACGAGCCCCTCATGCACTTCTTTTTAAGGAGTTGCGCTATACTGTCTGGAAACGACAGTTTGATAAGGACTTGCGATATGCGGAATACACCTATAGAGGATTCAGTCCGCAAAACTTTGATGATGCGACATTTTCGTTGCAGGAGATTATGGAAAAACTTGCTCGTGTTCAAAATTTGCCAATACCAGAAGGTTTTTATAATCATGCCGAAGGCATGTGTATTTTGGCAACTAGTTTATTTACAGCTACGAATGCTGCTTCAGCAGTGTGTGCTATATTAGCATATGCGCGCAGTGTTACCAACGAATCGATTGTTGCGAGTTTGAAGAAAGTTCTCACACAATTGTCCTGGGGTGATCAGGCTGATGGTGTTGATTGGTTAGATTTGTTGCGCGCTGGGCGTACCAATTGGAAAGCTATAGTTGATAATCAACATTTTGCTAACTTGCGCAATGTATTGTCCATAGCGATAGGATTGGGATTGTGTAAATCCTCTTCTGTAGAATTTTCGATTGGTGGTGTTAAATTATTCACACAACATGCGAGAGCAAAGCAAACTAGTGCACTAGATCTAGCTGATGCTGTAATTAATACTATAATATCGTTCGTGGAAGGTGGTATAGAATGTTTTCGTCAAAAATCACTGAAGCCCTTGATTACAGGTGATTTGGAGACATTCGAACTAGAGAAAGAGGCTGTCAGATGCGAGCGACTATATCAATATGCCATCACAGGCAATCTGAGTGATGCCGAAGAAGGTATGACTGATAATGAGTTTATTAATCTACAGGAGAAGGTTATAGATCGCATTACCGAATTGAAGCGTTTGCAACGTGGAGGCGTGGCTGAGAAGATGCTCACCATGAAATTGGATAAATTGCGCAAGGAGAAGACTGAATTTGATCGTATCCGAACTAAAGGCGGACTTAGAATTGCACCTTGGGCAGGTCTCATTTACGGTGGTTCTGGTGTTGGAAAATCTAGTGTGGCTAATATAATGATGGTTATGTCATTAATGCAAAATGGATATCCTGCAGGTGATGAATATATCATTACTGATAACGGTAATGATAGATATGATTCCACATTGAAATCATACGTTACAGGCATTTTCTATGATGACATGTGTAATACTAAAGCTGAATTTTGTGATGGAGCCCCAAGTGCTAAATTGATCGAAGTGGTCAATAATATACGTGCATATGGAAATATGGCTGAAGCAGAGCTTAAAGGTAAAGTCACCAAAGAACCTAAGGTAATTATTACCACGACCAACGTTAAGAGCTTGTGTTCTACTGAACAGTCCAATGAACCATTGTCTATAGAACGTCGGAATCAGTATATTATGACGGTACGTGTTCGGCCTGAATTTGCTACAAAAAATATGCTTGATAGTACGAAAGTGCGAAAGCATTATGCAAATTGGGAAGAGACATGGGCTGATGGAACAGTACACAAAGGTGTACCCGCTATTCCGGATTTATGGTTGCTCACTTTGGAAAAAGCTGTAGGTGCTCCGAATCCCACACCAGGTAGACCTGAATTAGTGACTTATGAACCAATAGTTTTTGAAGAAAAAGATATGATTGATGTTAGTATTTTTACCGTTTTACGTTGGAATAAGCTAGCGTCTAAAGAATATTTTTTGGATCAAACACTATTGGTTCAGAATCAAGCCAATATGGCAGCAAAACTAGTTGTGTGCTCTGAGTGTGGACTTCCAGGTAGTAATTGTGTCTGTTGTGATGACCCGAAAGAGGAGCAATTTGGCGGAATGATTGCCACATTCGCTTTTAACGCTTGGCACGCCAGGAAAAAACGTGCCATGTCAATGTGGGAACGTATAGAACATAGGATTGAGGCTAGATTGTTAGATCAAATGCAATCTCGCCTAGAATTTCTAGAAAATCACCCTTTAATGCAATGGACCAATTGGTTACCAGAGCATTGGCTTAAGGATGATGATGTCATTAACGCGATTCTATGGATGCGTAGTGATGAGATAGCACAAGCTATAAGATCCAAATATATTTTATTTGGTTCTTTGACTATCTTGTCATTACTAGTTGTGATATGTGGTTCGGGTTATTCCAGGTATATGTTTATATTTGCATGCTGCTACTTTATGTATAAGACAGCACAGGTTGTTGAAGCGGAAAAAACTAGACTTTATATCCGTATTTGTAATGATAATGCAGGCATGAGTACCACCTTTAAGGAGGTACGTGGTGCACTCGTTACATATGTTACAAATGGTTGTATAATGCTTAGTTTTATTTACGCATTGTCTTGTTTGTATAAGTATTTGAGGGTGAATGTATATACCCCTCAAGGAAATCTGCAGCCAACTGGTATTAAAGATATACTGTTTCGGGACAAAGAAGCAGAATTAATTGAGACAGTTGCAAGAGAGCAAAATTGGGATAATAATTATATAGCACCAACACCTTGTTCTGAAGCCAGTAGGACAGCTACTGCTCAGCAATTAGCTAATAAAGTTTGGAAAAATTTAGTACAATTTGACTATAAATTAGATGATGGTAGTTACATCGGCGGATGTAGTTTATTCTTCATCGAGTCGAATATTGCTATTATGCCACGTCACATGTGGAAAGCAGGTCGATCGGTTATGGATATTCGAATTTATAGGGGTACTAAACGTGTTCAGATGTTTCATAGTATTATATCAACGGCACATTCGATTGCTATACATGACACCGACTTGTGTCTAGTGTACATCCCGAATGCTGGGTCCTGGGCTGATTTACGTAATTTTCTACCATTCGTCTATTATGGCGAACAAAGACAAATTCCTATGCAATATATCTATAAAGATATGCAAAATTTAGCTCCGACTCCTATGGCGTGTGATACTATTGGTACTTTTAGACGTATTTCGACTAAAACAAACACTGAATTTTTTGGTTGTGAATACACTGTAGCTCATAAGTTGGGCCCGGGTCAGTGTATGGCAACTCTTGTAACGCGTACAAAAGAAGCCATGATTGCCGGTTTTCACGTTGCCGGTGTTAATCAAGGTTTTGTGGGTGTTGCTTGTATGATGATTCGTTCACAATATGAGCAAGCCCGCGATATGTTGTCGCGTTTGCCCGGTGTATGTATTGCTGCTTCTGAAGGTCATTTGATGGAGCAAATGTATGGGAAGGATATCTTAATATCACGCGAAGTGCATGATAAGAGTCCTGTTCACACATTATCCATCAATTCACAGGTAGATGTCTTTGGAACGTGTTCTGGACGAGCGAAGTATTATTCTGATGTTGTCGAAACGCCAATAGCAGATGATATATGTGAGGTTTGTGAGGTACAAAAAATGTACGACAAACCCAAATTTCATTTGGGTAAGTCTTGGGAAAACTCACTAAAAGTGTGCGTCAATCCTTCTATAGGTGTAGAACCGCCACTCCTCATACGTGCAGTAGATGATTATACAGTTCATCTACTATCTCGTTTTCATAGTATTCCCGAACTTAAAGAATACGTGCGACCCCTTTCCGAGATGGAAAATGTATGTGGTATTGATGGGGTGAGATTTATAGATAAATTAAATCCCCACACTGCTATAGGGTATCCATTGACGGGACCGAAGGAGAAATATATAACTAAGTTAGATCCGGCTGACTATCCCGGGTTCGCCAACCCCGCAAAATTGGACGATATGTTCTGGATAGAGGTTGGTCGTATGGAATCGGAGTATGAACAAGGACGAAGATGTCATGTCTCTTTTAGGGCTTGTCTGAAAGATGAACCCACAAAAAAGACAAAGGACAAAGTTAGAGTTTTTCAATCATCCCCTACTGCATTACAATTAGTAGTACGTAAGTACTACTTGCCCATTGTACGGTTATTTTCATTATTTCCATTAGATTCAGAGTGTGGTGTTGGTATTAACACTATGGGTCCTGAATATGATGCCTTAGTAAAGCATATGCGGAAATATGGATCAAATCGCATTCTGGCTGGAGATTATAGCAAGTATGACTTACGAATGCCTGCTCAATTGGTCTTAGCAGCTTTTGATGTACTCATACAAGTTGCTATGTCATATGGTTATAGCGATAGAGACATTACTATAATGAGAGGCGTTGCAACTGATATTGCTTATCCAGTCATGGCTTATAATGGTGATTTAATTCAGTTATTTGGCTCCAATCCGTCTGGACAAAATTTGACTGTATATATTAACTCTATCGTCAATTCATTATTATTGCGTAGTGCATATTTTCACATTGTGAAAAATCCACCTCCTTTTAGAGAGGTCGCAGCAATGATAACATATGGCGATGATGTTAAGGGTTCGATTAAGGAAGGTTATGATGAATTTAATCATATCTCATATGCTGATTTTTTAAAACAGCGAGATATGGTGTTCACTATGCCAGATAAGGAATCGAAACCAGTGCCTTATATGAGAGACGAAGATGCTGATTTTCTTAAGAGGCACAATATATACAATGAGGAATTGCAACAGTGGATGGGCGCTTTGGACGAGGAATCGATTTTTAAAAGTCTAACATCTGTTCTCCGCTCGAATTCAATTAGTTTGTTGGAACAATCCGCACAAAATATTGAAGGAGCTTTGCGCGAGTGGTTTGCTTATGGACGCGAAATATACGAAAAACGGCGCCAACAAATGAAAATAGTGGCTGCAAGGCATGGTATTAGTAAATTGCGCATGCTTGATGTTACGTATGACCAACATGTCGCGTTTTATAAGGAAAGGTACGGTATGACAGATGAATCCTTAGATGTTGACACATAAGTGTACTCCGGCCTGGAATGCCAAAAAACTTATCCCTCTGCCCGTAAACTATGATGGGCATAAAGCTAAACAATGTTATATGTATTTGGTTACCATGTGTATATGTTTTTGCTTGTTATACGTTATCACTTAGGCTTTGCATGTAAGACACTCCTCCCTAGGAGTACCCCTATTTAGGGGAATAATTCGTCATTATATATTAAATAAGCACGCTGTATAGTCTGGTCAGACTATACTGTTTTAAATAAATTGACCACAACATCTGTAAATAGAATGAATATCAGAATTAATGAAGAGTCAAATGTGACTCAACAACAAGTTGTCGGGTTCTCTGATCAGAACCAGCAGTGGACATATAGCGTTGACAACCGCTTGGATGATGTTCACCGCACCACCGATTCTAATGATGCTGATTTAAATAATTTCTTTTCGAGACCGATTAAGATCGCATCATTGAATTGGACTGTAGGTGCCACTTTTGGAACTACTATTAACCCTTGGCAGTTGTATTTTGAAAATACACGGGTTATTAATAGGATTTCAAATTACCATTTATTACGATCAAAACTGTGTGTGCGGATAATGATTAATGGTAATGGTTTCCATTATGGCAGGGCACTGGCGTCCTACAGGCCACTCCACAATGAGGATGATTATCTTGCATGGAGATTTATTGTACCGCAGGATGCAATTGCTGCTAGTCAGCGAATGCATGTCTGGATAGATCCTACTAAATCACAAGGTGGTACATTATGTTTGCCTTACGTGTACTATAAGAATGCAATGAATATTGTGGAGCAAGATTGGCGTAATATGGGAGAACTAGATATAGGTTCTCTCACGACACTACAACATGCCAATGGGGGTACTGATTCTGTTACAGTGTCAGTTTTCGCGTGGGCTGAGGATGTTTCATTGTCTATACCGACTATTGCTGAACCTGGTTCACTTTCTCCACAAGGCGGTGTGGAGGACGATGAGTATGATCAAGGTACAGGTCCTATTTCAGGACCTGCTGCAGCAATAGCGAGGACGGCAGGAGTGCTGTCCAATATTCCTCAAATCAAGCCCTTTGCTTTGGCTACACAAATGGCGGCAAATACTACAGGTAATATAGCTAAGTTATTCGGTATGTCTCGTCCAGTAGATACTACAGGGATAGCATCATACAAGCCAACGTATGCTGGTAATATGGCTAATAGTAATGTATTGGATACAAGTACTAAATTGACATATGATGCTAAGCAGGAATTAACTATTGATCCGGTGGCTTGTGGTATGGGACCTAGTGATGAAATGTCACTAGTTTCCATAGCCAAACGTGAGAGTTATGTTACACAATTTCCATGGTCCACATCGGATGTTCCAGAAACCATGTTATGGAATACAAATGTAACTCCAACTATGTTGGCTGTCTCTGGTGCGGAAATACATATGACACCCATGGCATTTGTTTCAACTCCGTTTATGCATTGGAGAGGATCTATTAATTATAGATTTCAGATAGTTGCGTCTGCTTTCCATAAAGGACGTATTAAAATTGTGTATGAACCGTATTTAGCTGCTGCGGGAACTACCGAATACAACACTCAGTATACTCACGTCATTGATCTCGCCAAAGAACGAGACTTTACGGTAACAGTCAATTGGGGCCAAGAGTTTTCATATTTGGAAACCCTTTCGAGTAGTGATGTTATTTTTTCAACTTCGCCTTTGGGCAGTGCTTTACATGGTGCTGCTAATGGTAAGTTGTATGTTTCAGTAGTGAATGATTTGACAACACCAAGTTCCGTGCTCTCTGATGTGTCTATCTTGGTTAGTTGTAGTGCTGGTGACGACTTTGAAGTTGTAAACCCACACGATAGAGACACTACATTAACATACTTGACACCTCAAGCTGGAGGCGTCAAGGGCACAAGGGAATACTGGGAATATATGAAAAACTATGTTCCACAAGGTGGATTGGATAATGCCGATAATGATCTCACAACGGGTGAAGCTGCACCTGTTTCTATGGATGTAGAGACAAGTTTAGCGACGGCTTTGAGTACGTCAGATAACACCCAGAAGATTTATTTTGGTGATCCAGTTACGTCAATAAGACAATTGTTGAAAAGATACGAGTACTATACTAATTTTCCACAACTATCAGATCTTGCAAATTATTATTCGCAATATACAGTTCCTGACTTTCCTCTTATTAGAGGTTATGCAGGAGCTACTGGTTCAATGAATAACGCGGCTACGCCAGTTGACCCGACTCCCTATAATTTTGTCAATGGTATATTATTGACATGGTTTACTCCAGCATTTTTATGTAGGAGAGGTGGGATACGTTGGAAATATGTTCTCACAGGAGGTTGGGGAGCTGATGCAGCTGGTGTTATGTCTGTTAAGCGTGATCCAAGATATACTTTTTGGACACAGTCTGTGTATGATACAAGTTCTGCGGGAACTACATCACAACGAACATTGAGTCAATTGGATAGAGGATTAGATGGTCACTCAGGGATGCATGCTACACCTACGATTGTAAATCCTGTAGTGGAGATTGAATTGCCGTTTCAAACTAATATACGATTTGCGCCAGCACGTCGCAAGGCAGATATTACAGCAGGATCCACGCTGAAGTTTGATAAGTACCACGAATTACGATTTCCTTCTTTGGTGAATAGTACAGGA